ACGTGTTCCAACCCGCCTACACCTCCACCAACCTCACCGCCGAGAACTACATCGGCCTATCCAGCAACGGCTACCCTGACACCGCTGGGGCCACGATTGATGTGCAAGGTGCGATAAACGACAGGCAATCAGGTTTGACTGCGGGTCAGAGCTACTACGTCCAGACGGATGGCACACTAACCACAACTGCTGGAGACCCAAGTGTCTTCGCTGGCACAGCCATATCGGCAACAAAGATGATCGTGAAAGGCTAGACCATGAGAACTATACCTGAACTTGCAGAGGGAACTCACCGAGCCAAGGCTTCTGGTACGCTGCCGAATGGTAAGCCTGTTATTGTGAATGCTGATGGGACTGTGAGTGTTGTGGCTGAGACGAGTGCTTCAGAAGCAACAGGATCAACAGGGACAATGACTGGCGGTACGTTTAGTAGCACTTCAAAACAAAACGGTGTATATGATCCAAGTGCCAATCGGATAGTTGTGGTTTACGCAGACACACTCTCATCAAGAACGCCATACTATGTATTGGGAACTATTACGGGTACATCCATATCTTGGTCAACGCCTGCAACCATACCAACGGCAACATCAACAATTCGCAGCAGTATGGCTATTTCATATGACCCATCGGTGCAAAAAGTAGTTATATTCTACAAGCGAAACAATTCGGCAGAAGATGGCGGCGTTCTGGTCGGCGATGTCGGGGCTTCATCAATCACATTTGGCAGCGATGTTGCGGTCAACTCAGGAACGCAATTATCACTTCTCATGCTTGTTTACGCTGAGAATGTTCAAAAGACGGTTTTGCTTTATAGTGACGTTAGTGGATCGCAGCATGGTGAAGCTATTGTGGCAGACATTAGTGGGACGACAATTACGTTAAACACTGCGTCTAGTTACACAGGCAGCAACTTAAACCCGCAGAGTGGTTCTGCAACTTATGACAGTGTAAACGATAAAATCGTTGTAACATATGGCGCTGGTGGTGCGTCAGATTATGGTTATTGTTCAGTTGGTTCTGTAAGTGGGACAACAGCGTCTTTTGGAACGCCCGTTGTATATGAAAGCAGCGTTGTGAACCAGTCTGGAACGAGCGTAGATATTGCTGAAAATAAAGTTCTTGTCTGTTACAGGAGTATTAGCGGTTCTAATTACGGCAAATACAGAATTGGAACAATCAGCGGGAACTCCATTAGTTTTACTGCAAGTGCAAACTTTTTTGCTTCTTCTATGAATTACCCTGCGGTGGCTTATGACGCAGCGGCTGGGAAGCACTTGGTGACGTATCAAGATGTTGGCGCAAGTGACGAGGGTAGGCTGCGGGATATTACTGTATCTGGCAACACAGCAACTGTTAGTTCCGACATAGTTAGTTACGGTCGTTCCGCATCAAATCAAGTTATATATGATGACACTATAAAGAAAAATGTAGTTTTTTGGAATGACGACGCTGTGAGAGACGGGGAGGCATTTATTAGGCAAAACGCCTACACATCCACCAACCTCACCTCAGAGAACTACATCGGCATCTCTACTGGCGGCACATACGCAGACGGCAGCAGCGCAACGGTAGACATCATCGGCTCACTCAGCACAAACCAGTCTGGCCTTACCGCAGGGCAGCAATATTACGTCCAGACAGACGGGACGATAGGCGAGACCGCTGCCGATCCAAGCGTCTTTGCAGGGACCGCAATATCTGCTACAAGTTTAGTAGTTAAAACATAAGGCGACGCCATGCCGTTAATTCCGCTCAACATCCCAGCAGGCCAATATAGAAACGGCACTGAGTTTCAGTCTCAGGGTCGCTGGCGTGACGCAGACCTTGTTAGGTGGCATGAGGGCGCGTTACGCCCTGTCGGCGGCTGGCGTCAGCGCGGAAGCGTGGACATCGGCGGCGTTGCTCGTTCAATGGTTGCTTGGGAAGACAATTCAAACAACAGGCGCATAGCTTTTGGAACGCACAACAAGCTGTACGCTATGGGTTCAGGGGATGCGGTCAGCGACATCACTCCAGCTGGCCTCACATCTGGCAGGGTGGACGCCACGGCGTTCACTGGGTACGGCGCGAAAACCTTTGGAGGTGGTTTGTACGGGCTTCCAGTTGAAGACACCAGCAATATCCTCAAAGCAACCACATGGTCGTTGGAAAATTGGGGTGAGTATCTTTTGGGATGCACAGCCGATGATGGCAAGATTTACCAGTGGCAGCTCGACAATTCTACGCCAGCCGCCGTCTTGTCAAACGCGCCAGTAGACTGCTCCGCAATGATGGTAACGGAAGAGCGCTTTGTGTTTGCGCTGGGTGCTGGAGGGAACCCTAGAAACGTATCATGGTCAGACCGGGAAGATAACAACACATGGACACCCGCAGCGACAAACGAAGCTGGTGACATAGAAATCCAAACAAACGGTGTAATACTGAAGGGTCTCCGCACACGCGGTCAGGCGCTGATACTTACCGATCAAGACGCCCACACAGCAACATACAGCGGCCCACCATTTGTATATGGGTTCCAAAGGGTTGGAACATCCTGCGGGTTGATTGCTGCGAACGCTGCCGCGTCAATAGATCAGGGCGTTATCTGGATGGGGCAGCGCTCGTTCTTCACTTACAGCGGCGGCGCGGTTCAAGCGCTGCAATGCGACGTTGCCGATTATGTGTTTAGTGACATAAACAGCGACCAGAAATCCAAAGTACACGCTGTGGTCAACAGCCGTTTCAACGAAATTTGGTGGTTTTATCCCAGTGGATCAAGCATCGAGTGCGATAGGTATGTCGCATATGACTACGCAGAAAACGTCTGGATGACAGGCACTATTGACAGAACTTCTGGCGTGGATCGCGGCGTATTCCGTCAGCCTCTTTGGATTTCTGCTGAAGGAATTTTATATGAGCAGGAAATAGGATTTAGCTACAGCGGAGTTTCGCCATTCGCAGAGACAGGGCCAATCTTGCTTGGAGTTGGAGATCAAGTGATGAGTGTGAAGGGTTTAATACCTGACGAAAAAACACTCGGGGATGTCAGCGCTTCCTTCAAAACTCGCTTTTACCCAACGGGCGAGGAAAAGACGCACGGCCCTTACAGCATGGAAAACCCAACGAGCCTAAGATTTACGGGTCGTCAGGTGAGAATGCGCGTCACGGGAGACGCCTCCTCAAGCTGGCGTGTGGGCATTATGCGGCTTGACGCGGTAGCGGGCGGTCGCAGATGAGCAGAATTGTTCCACCCCTCGCGCCAGACATTAGGCAATGGGCTGAGAATTTGCGCATCTATCTTAGCCGCGCTTTAGACCAGATGAGCTTCAAGGAGACCTATTCGTCTGCATCCGAAAATGGCGTCTTGCTGTGGGATAACGTGAACGGCTACCCGGTTGTCTCAAAGAATGGTGAGTGGCGGCAGATCATTCTTGAGGATGGCCATGCTGACTTTATTATTACTTCGGACGTTACCGCAGCATCTGCAAACACGGCGTACAAACTAACCTACGATGCAATGTCACACAACCACGGCATTACTCTCGGCACTCCCGCATCACGAATTGTCTTTGAGGAAGCTGGGCAATACGTTCTTTCGTTCTCTGCGCAAGTTTCGTCCAGCTCCGGCAGTACTGTCCACTTCTACTTCTGGCCCAGTATTAACGGAACCAACGTGGATGACAGCGCAATGGCGGCGGCCTTACATCAAAACAACGCAACGCTGGTTACATCTAGGACTCAGGTGTTTACTTTTGCAGCTGGGGATTACCTTGAGGTCAACTTCATGGTTGATAGCACAAGCGGCTTTTTAAACCACACAGCGGCGGTTTCGCCTCGGCCAGCCTTGCCCGCCTCAACACTGTCAATTACGAGGTTGCATGGATAAAGAGCTAGTCAGATGTAAGCCTTGGATTGAGGCAGCTTTAAGCTACAGCGGCGGTACGCATGACTTTGACGATATAGTCTTTGGGCTGCAAAAAGGTACGTTGCAACTGTGGCCTACGCCAAGGGGGTGCATAGTAACTGAAATAGTGGTATATCCGAAGAAACGCGTGTTGAACGTATTTCTAGGTGGCGGCGAATTGGACCAGATTTTAGATATGCACGATGATGTGATAGAATGGGGCAAGGCTCAAGGTTGCAGCGCTCTAACAATGTCTGGCCGATATGGCTGGAAAAAACCATTAAAGGCGCACGGGTGGGAAGCTCAGCACGCCTCATATGTTAAGGAGTTTGATTAATGTCAGGCGGAAAAGGTGGATCAACTTCCTCAACGGTAACAATACCACAGTACATTGAGGATGCGGCAAAGGCTAACTTGGCCAAGGCCGATGAAATTTCGACAATCGGCTACACGCCATATTACGGTCCAGACGTTGCTGCGTTTACCCCGATGCAGCAAGCGGGCTTTCAGAACACAGCCGGGATGGCTGATGCGTTTGGTCTAGCTGGCGGCGGAACTGGCATGGAGGGTATGCCCATGCCGACCACATACGCTGGTGGGTTTCAAGGCTATTCTTCTGCGCCAATGTTTGAGCAATCTATGGCTGAACTTGAGGCTCGCCGCCCCGGTCAGTACGAAGCGCTCAACGCTCCGTTCATTGACCCTGTAACTGGTGCGCAACCTGCGGCCCCATACGGAACTGGCGGGGCTGATGCGCGCGACTTTGGCATTAAAAGTATATTTTCTGGCTCAGACAACACTGGCGCTAAAACTGTGGATGAACAAATGGCAATGTTCCCAGCGGCGACGGGCGCAGACACAGGGGCGATGACCGTGGATCAGCAGAATGCCTTTTTTGGTATTTCTCCATCTGGCACAATATCCGCTGCCCTTCCTGGCGGCGTAAATGACCGCAACCTGGGTCGCCCCGTAAATCAATTCACTGCAGGGGCAACTGACACTAATCGTCAGTCCGGCGACCCAACAAGCAGCCGTCTCCCGGTTGGTAGGTCGGCGCATTCGCAATACGACCCTAACACAAAATCGCTTACTTTGCCTAACGGCGGCGGCGGCGGCGGGACAGACAGCGCAGGCCGAGACTCTAGCAGTTGCGTAGTAGCAACGCACGCAGTTAACTCAGGTGCATTTTCCCCAGCCACCAAGCGCGAAGCCGTTGTGTGGTGCATGAAAGCTCTGCACGGCAAGTGGTGGGGCGAGGCTGTACGGCGCGGCTATCGCTACTGCGGGAATAAAAAAATTAAGCAAGGCAAGGCGCGTGAACATTACGGCGAGTTCCGCCGCTACGTTGACTTTGCTAGTGGCAAAAAGCGCACATTGCGTGGCGCATTTACGTTTACATTCCGAACTGCACAGTTTTTTGCAGTCGGCTTAATTAAGAGGGACGCATAAGATGGGTAGTTCAGCAGCGGGAAGTCCAAATGCTCTCACAATGGGTCCAGCGGTTATGCCGAAAGGATTTGGTTCTGGACCCGGCAAGGGGTCTGGGGCTGGTGGTGGAAGGCCAGCCACGCCGACCCTGTCAACCAACGGCGAGGGCCAATTTGGCCCCAGCGGCTACGCGCCACTTCCGCAGCCGGGCGGTTTCAACGTCAACCAAGCGGCAGCAGGCGGGCTGCAAAGCGCCATGCAGGGTACGCAGGCAGCAATGCGTTATCAACCCATGGCAGTTAGGCCCACTGATTATACAGCGGCCCAGGCGGGAAGCCAGGGTTACGACGCAGCTCAGGCAGGAAGCCGAGGCTATGATGCAGCTCAAGCCGCTCAACAAGCTGCCTTAGCTGCCGATCAAGTACGCGCAGGGCAAATTGCTGGCACCAACCTTGGCGCATACACAAACCCATATGAAAGCCAAGTCGTTCAGCAGTCTTTAGGCGACCTTGAGCGCAGCCGCTTAATGCAGCAAAACCAGCTTGGCGCTCAGGCGTCCGCTGCTGGAGCTTTTGGCGGATCACGCCAAGGAATTGCTGAGGCAGAAACAAATCGTGCATTTGCGGATCAAGCAGCCCGTACAGCTTCCGGCTTGCGTCAATCTGGATACCAGCAAGCGCAGCAGCTTGCCGGGCAAGATATTGCCACTCGAATGCAAGCGGCGCTGGCCAATCAAGGCGCAAATTTACAAGCCGGGACCACAACCGCACAACTTGGGCAGCAAGTGAACTTAGCCAACCAAGCCGCTCTTAATCAGGCTGGGCAATTTGGCGCGGCAGCGGCTAACCAAGCTGAGTTGGCAAACCAAGCCGCCATTAACCAAGCTAGGCAATTTAGTGCGGCGGCGGCTAACCAAGCAGCGCTTGGGAATCAATCAGCACTAAACCAGCAGCGCCAATTTGGTGCAACGCAGGGCATGACAGCTCAACAGCTAAATCAAGGCGCAGGCTTGCAGGGCGCTCAATTCCGTTTAGGTGCCGCTCAACAAATGGGCGGTTTAGGGCAGCAAGCATTTAACACGTCTCAGGCCATTCAGCAGCAACAGATGCAGCAGGGCTTGATGCAGCAGGGATTGCAGCAGCAGCTCATTGACGCAGCTCGCGGACAATATGCGGGCTATACTGGCGCGCCACAGCAATCACTCGGATTGCCACTTGCCGCGCTTGGTGCAACTCCGGTTCCTCAGACTACCACGCAAACGCAAAAGCCCGGCTTGTTTAATTACTTGCAGCTCGGCGCTCAAGCAATGTGCTGGGTGGCCCGTGAGGTTTACGGAGAGGACGATCCGAAGTGGCTTCAATTCCGCGAGTGGGTTATCGGTTACTCACCAAATTGGTTCTACAAAGCGTACAGCAAATATGGCGAAAAAGTGGCAAATGTTGTGGCAAAAGTGCCAGCTCTTAAACTTGTCATTCGCCCGTTTATGGACGCTAAGCGCAAGGCAATGGGGTATAAGTAAATGGTTATGAATCCGCAGCAGCCAAGTCAACCGCGTGGCGGTCTCCTCGGCTTATTTGATAAAGCCATGAAGGTTGATGACGACACTGGTCTTAGCCCGTTGCAAAACTTTGCTGCGGCGCTTGACCCGTTGATCTTGAAAGACTTGCGTGGCGGAGAGGGCATACGTCAGCAGGGCGTGCAGCGTGCGGCGAGCATGTCGAAAAACAAAACTGTTGACATGCTCCGCGCTCAAGGTCGGAATGACTTAGCCGATGCTGTGATGAACCGCACAATTGGCGCTAAAGAAGCATTTAGCGTTTTGCAGAACGAAAAGGCTGCTGATCTGGCGTTTAAGCGGCAGAAAGATTTGGCTGCGTTTAGTGCTGGGCTTAAAGCTCCAAAAGATAATCGCACGGCTCAAATTAAAAACTACGAATACTTTTTGGCGCAAGGTAAAACTCCAGACCAAGCCGCTGCTCTAGCAAAAACTGGTGATGTGTTTAATCTTGGCGGAGAGAAGCCAAACGCGTTTCAGCTTGCTCAGGCTAAAAAACAAGCTGACACTTATGCTTCGTATTCTGAAGGGGCAATGGCGGCTCAAGATGCTCTGGGCAACCTTTCCATTATGGAGCAGCTTGCTTCGCAGCCGGGCTTTTATTCCGGCTCAATGGCAGAGCGGGTTTTGCAGGTTAAGAAAGCGGCTGTCGCAATGGGCGCTGACCCAGATTTAGTTAAAGACGAGGAGTCTTTTAACGCTATTGCTAAAAAGACAGCGCTGGACGTTATGGGTGGGTCCCTTGGCGTTGGCTTCTCAAACGCCGACCGAGACTTTGTTACATCTATGGTTCCGGGTCTTGAAAATACACAAGCGGGCAACGCTTCAATCATTGATATTCAAAGAAAAATTCAAAAAAGAAGAATTGATCTAGCTGTACTGTCGGATCAATATATTGAGCAAAACGGCAACCTATCAGGCTTTACAAAATTTGTAAGGGATTGGGCGGAGGAGAACCCGCTATTTCCTAAAGCTCAAGCCGCACCGGGAATAAGCTCAAACGCCATGCAATTTATGAAACAATAAGGATATATCATGGCAGAATATACCGTAGAGGACTACCGAGCCGCCGCAAAGAGGGCATACGACGCTGGAAACATCGAAGCCGCTGAGGAGCTGGCTCAAGCGGGAATGGCACTTCAAGGCTCTATGCAAGCGGAGCCAGAGGGCGAGATAGACACGTTTGGCGAATACGCTGGAGATGTGGCTGGCGCAGCAGCGGCGGGCTTAGGACGCGGCGCTATTGGTACGCTTGAATTGCCTGAGATGGCTGGCCGATTGCTTTTGCGCGGCGGGCAAGAGGCTCTCCAGGCAGCTGGGTTTGACGTTGGTGAAGACTTGCCAATATTAGACACTAAAACTGGAAGAGTTTTAAGGTCTGGGGTAGAGGCGGTCGGCCTTGGTGACGAGCTTGATTATCGCGGCCAAACTACTGCTGGCAAGTTTGCAGGCACAATCGCTGAATTTGCGGGTGGCGCAGGGGCTTTGGGGGCTGCCGGGACTGGCGCGAAGCTCGCAGGTAAAGCCGCACAGCGTTTATCTGGTGTGGCTCCGGCAGTGGGTCGCGCTGCGCCAAGTTTGTCTGGCGCTGGCTCTTCCTTGCAGAAGGCGGGCCTCTCAGCTCCAGCGCAAGCAACAGCAGTTGTTGCTGGAGCGGGTAGCGAGGCCGCTGGCCAAGCGCTTGAGGGAAGTCCCTTAGAGCCAGTTGCAAGAGTAATTGGGGCTTTAGCAGCGCCCACCGCAACAGCTCGCAGCTTTAATTTAGTGGCAAAACCTTATGATAAATGGATCAAGCCATCTCAAATTATGAAAGAAGTTAAAACTGGAAATGAAGTTGTAGATGCTACATTAAGTAGAGCTATATCAAAGCCATCCTCAGAAACTCAGTACGCGTTTAAGAACACGGCATACAGAGAGGCCGATAAGGTGGGAGACGTTTTTACTGAGGCCGACGTTATTGGACTTTACGCACAATCAGACGATAAACTTAAATCTGGATTTGCAGGTCGCAAATATGACGTTAGGGGCGACGGCCACATTCAAGAGGCTATGGAGGTGCTGGAAAAGTACACTAAAGGAAATTCCACGCTTATGAATATTGACGATATGCGCCAACAAGTTAGAGCAAAGTACGCTAAAGGGATTGATGGGCGAAAGCCATATGATCCAAGAATAAAAGCAATATTAGATGATATTGACGAACTTATAGAAACAAAGGCTCAAGGCTCTTCACTTCTTAATGCCGCACGTTTAGGCCACATTAGGACCAAAAAACTTGAGCTTTTAGAGGATGCTTTAGGAGCTGCCGACAAAGAGGTAAAGGCTGGAGCCAGTATTGTTACGCGATACAAATCCGCAATAAAAAAGCTCGCGGCCAGCAAGAAAGATAAATCCTACTTTACGGCAGATGAGATTGCCGCAATGGAGGGCATTCTTGAGGGCAGCCTAGATGATAAGGTTTTGAGGCAGTTTGGAAAGTTGTCTCCGTTAAACGGCGTTAACCTTATGACAGTTATTTCTAATTTAGGTATGGGTTCAGCGTATGTTGCTGGAGTTCCATACGCTATACCTGCCTTAGCGGGCGCAATAATTGCAAAGCCTATTTCGGAAGCAATGATAAAAAGTCAAGTTCAAGAGCTAAATAGGTTTTTGGCAACGGGATCAGCCCCAACTAAGTTTAAGCCGCAAATGACCACTAGAACACTAGGACTTGCACCGCAACTTCCGCAGGAGCTACAATAATGGAACTTAAACCAAAATCACGCAGCGAAATTGAGGGCATTGTCCAGGACGCAATCTCGGATGCGGTGGACTTTGTTGAGGGCGAGATTAGTGAAGATCGCATCAAAGCTCAGCGCTACTACGACGGCGAATGCAATTTGGGTTACGAAGAGGGCCGCAGCAAAGTTGTAGCCACAAAGGTACGGGATACTGTACGTTCCGTAAAGCCAAGTCTGATGCGCATATTCCTCAGCACATCTAAGCCCGTTGAGTTTGTTCCGCAGGGTCCAGAAGACGTGGCAATGGCCGAGCAAGCCACGGAGTTTATGCACCATGAGTTTACCCGGTTGAACGGGTATCGCGTTATGAATGACGCCTTCCAAGATGCGCTGGTAAAAAAGCAAGGTATCGTGAAGGCATACTGGATGACATATCCAGAGGCCGAGATTTACACGTTCACCGACCTATCTGACGATGAGTACACATATCTCATTCAAGACGATAGCGTGACTGTGCTTGAGCATACTGCCGAAGTGTCGATTGAGATTGACCCGATGGGCATGGAAATCGAGCTACCTATTCACAGCGTTAAGCTCAGCCGCCAGAAGGAAATGGGCGAGCTGTGCATTGAGAGCGTGCCGCCGGAAGAGTTTTTCATTAACCGTGACGCCCGTAGCCTCACAGACGCTTACGTTGTAGCCCACCGCACAGATATGCGCGCAGGCGACTTGATTGCGATGGGCTTTGACCCAGACGTGGTACTTAACTTGGACAGCTTTGAAAGCGGGTCAGACATGACCGAAGCTGAAATGTACGAGCGCCGTGGCTATGACATGGATACGTCCGATGAGGATGAGCAAGACCCGTCCATGCGCAATGTTGCAGTGACAGAGGCGTATATGCGCATTGACGTTGATGGAACTGGTATCCCGGTTTTGCACAAGATTATATGCGGCGGCACATCATACGAAATGCTTGACTTTGAGCCATGCGATGAGCTGCCGTTTGCTAAGTTTGAGGTGGACCCAGAGCCACACACATTCTATGGCCGCTCACTGGCCGAGATTGTTATGGATGACCAGGACGCAGCCACGTCTGTGCTGCGCTCAATCCTTGACAACGTGGCGATGACAAACAACCCACGCCTCGGCATTGTTGAGGGTGCAGTCAACATTGACGATGTACTCAACAACGAAATCGGCGCAATCGTGCGTATGCGCGCTCCTGGCTCAGTCCAAGAATTATCTGTACCATTTACTGCCGGGCAGACACTTGGCGCGCTGACATACCTAGATGGCCTCGTAGAGAGCAAGACGGGCGTGTCACGGGCCTCAATGGGCCTAGACCCTGATGCAATGCAGTCAACTACAAAGGCCGCTGTGCAGGCCACTGTGCAGGCCGCAGCGGGTCAGGTTGAGGTTATGGTGCGCAACCTTGCTGACGGTATGCGCGACTTGTTTGGCATTATGCTGCGCCTGATGAGCAAGAATGTTGACGAAGAGCAAATGATGCGGATGAACGGCATGTTTGTGCCAGTTGACCCGCGCGTCTGGGATCAGTCAATGGACGTGAGCATAAATGTGGGCTTAGGCACTGGCCGTGAGGAAGAGAAGGCAATGGCGCTCAACCAAGCTCTGCAAATGCAGACGATGGTTTACCAGAACTACGGCCCGATGAACGGCCTAGTTAGCTTGACCAACATTCGCAACACACTGGCCGACCAGCTGGCGGTTACGGGCATAAGAAACGCTGACCGCTATTTTGCGCCAATGACGCAAGAGATTGAGCAACAAATGTTGCAGATGCAGCAACAAGCTCAGGCTCAACAAGGTCAGGCGGCTGATCCAAACGCTGCGTTCTTGCAGGCTGAGCAAATGAAAGCGCAAACAAAGGCTCAGACCGACATGGCTAAGCTGCAACTTGAAATGCAGAAAGCAGCGGCCAATGACGATCTCAAGCGAGATCAAATGGCGCAAGACTTGATGGTGGACGCGGCAAAGATTTATGGCGAATACGGCACAGCCGTTGACGTGGCCCGCGTGAAGGCTGAGCAAGATAAGATGCGCATGATTGGCGGCATGGCACAAGGGACACCGCAACAATGACAACAGAAATACGCATAGAGGCCGATGAGGCACGTCGATTGAAAAACGACACTGCATTTAAGCAGTTTATGCAGGGTGTGCGCGAAAACCAAATGCAGGTTTTCGCAAGCAGTGGGGTAGCTGACGTGGCTGCCCGTGAAGAGGCGCACGCGATAATTCGTGCGCTTAACCAGATCGAAGTGACACTTGACGCTGCGCTTGCAGCAGAGACACTTTTGGATCGCAAACAAAGGAAGTAGTACCGATGGAATCGACTACCCTAGAACAAGCCGCAGAAAGCCTGCTGGCACCCTCAGAGGAAACTTCTGAGGCCAATAATTTTGACGAAGCTGTGGACGCAATGATTGAGCCTGATGACGATCAGACTGAAGAGGTTGAGGTTGCAGACGACGAGCAAAATGACGTTGAAGCATCCAGCGAAACCCAAGACGATGATCTTGGTGATGTAGAAATTGACGATGATGACCTAGTAGAAGCACCAGCTGAAGACACCAATGTTTTCTCCGTTAAAGTTGACGGCAAGGAAGAACAATGGACACTGGATCAGTTAAAGCAATCTGCTGCGGGACAAGCGGCAATTAATAAACGGT